CTTCTTCACAATCACATAGTAGCTCGACGCATTATGAGTGAAGGAAGCATCTTTGTAGTTGAAGTTCTGCGTTGCCCCGCCCTTGGTGGAAACTATGCTGGACCCGGAAGTGGAGGGGGTGAGGACTTGCCTGTTACTAAGGGTATCAAAAAGAATAGTCTTCCCCGTGTCTGCTGCATCACGCCGAGCGTATAAATATCTTGCGGTATCGGTTACATTTACATAGTAAGAGCTCCACTGTACCCAACTTCCCGAAGAAGTACCAATAATATCAACAGGGTTAGTCCCACCAAGCCGTCCACGCATCGCCTCGTTACCGCCTGTCCCACTCTTAACGTAAAACGAGTAATTATATAGTGCTCCTGCGATCACGGTCTGCAACTGTGCAATATTTTGATTCGGGCCGACTGACGCCCCTGTAATCTGTACACAGTTTCCGTCTTGCCCTCCGGTTACACTTGTAAAAATTCCATTATCGCTCCTCCACGAAGTTGGGTTTTGGCTTACCACAACTCCTGTAGCTCCAGACGGTGCGCCGGTAATCGTTTCTGCCGCCACAAAGGTTCCCGTGACCCCCGATAGAATAAGGACGCCTCCCGCATCAGAGACAAAGGTTCCTGACCCGCCGCCTGGGCCAGTAACCGTATCCCCATCTGCGAAAGTACCAGATGGAGTATTGAAGGTGATGCTTACCGTAGAGAAATCACCGTTTGTTATCAAATTATTCCCGTACGTCTCCCCCGTCCCCACACTCCCTAGCACCCCCCTATACATCCTGCCGGCAGAGTCGTAGATTTCGATGAGGTGGTTGCTATCTATGTAATTGCCAACGCTAGCCTTAACAGAAACATTATCAAATAATGTATATTGCCCAAGTGTGATAGTATTCGCTGCCAACTGAACATATGTAGTAGTTCCAACAGCAGTAAATGTTATAGATCGTGTTGTAAGATTAACATCCCCAATCATGCCAGAGTCGTAAATATCTCCTAGCAATGATGTGGTTGTGGATAGTCTAGCTAACCCGTTTGCATCTCCAGTTTTATGGGCGTATGAAAAGGTGTATTTCTGCCCAACAACTGTCGATATAGCCTGATTCCCGTAGGGGTAATTTCCTCCGTTATGCGCGACTTTAAGCATGCCCGTATCAATAGACAACAAAGCGCTGCTTCCGGATGTCCAACCTGTAGTAGCAGATGGAAAATCTCCGTTTGACACAAGTTCTGGGAATAGATTATCCACAAACGCAATCCCATCAACGCTTGAAATTCTTAAACCGGTAGCTACTCCTCTATACACAATTGACTGAGGTGTAAATAATCTCATATTAAGCCTCCGCCACCCACGCACCACTTACCGTTGAGGCTATCCAAGCCACTCCACCAGCAGTTGTTGCAGTAGAGAACTGTACCATGTTGCCAATGGCCGCACTCGCCACTCCTATATATTTTCCATCGCCAGTAGTAACTCCATCGAGATAGATACTATCCCCTCCATCAGGATCAAGCCTTAGATACTTGGCAACTGTAGTCCCGATAAAGAGGATAAAGTTCATCCCAAGTACAGCAGCAGGAAGAGTCAGAGTCGCGTCTGCATCTTGCCCGTAGGTATTAATCTGCCCTCCGTACAATTTCTCCGCAGTTATCGCACCTGAGTCGTGGATGAGGTATTCTTGGATCGAAGCAAATGCTATAGGGCCGTTCTTCCCGTCTTCATTACGCATGTGGAAAGCGGCTTTATCTGCCACTCCGCCGACATCCTTGACAACAATTCCAGCCGCAGATGCAGGAGAATCTGATGCATCAGTGCCAACACCCATGTATAACATCTTGGCTGCGGAAGTGCCTGCTGCGGTGAGGCCGCCAGTGAGGATGTTGCCATTTGTTAATACCCTTAATTGTTCAATGGAATTAAGAGTAAGTACGAAGGGTAAATTGGCCTGAGTCCAGATATCCCAAGTAGAACCTCCAGGACCCACATAACTTAATGTAGACCCACTTGCAAGTTCAAACTGGACAGAACCGGATGGTTTTTTTATTGAAATAGTAGAGCCGGGAGTGCTATTCCCAATCCCAACATTTTCCGCAAAATACATATTTCCAGCCGCATTCAACCACCCTTTCGTCACTCCTGCACTATCCACAAAAGTAGTAATCGGCAACTGCACACTTGTAATCGCAACTCCAGGGTCCCAATCAACAGCAGAATCAACTGTACAGGTTGTAGAGTTTGTCCAAGCGGTAATATACCTAGTGAGCGAATTTGCGATAACCGTAGTTCCAAGAATAGGCCCAACTGCCCTATATCCTGCAAGAACCGCATCTGCTGCAACAGAGAAAACAACGGTAGTTGAGGTTCCAGAAGTTGTAACATTGCCAGTGAGTGCAGGTGTAGTTGCTGTAGTAGAAGCTGCTTGTCCTCTTGTCACTCCTTCAAATCCAACAGGTCCAATGTTACCTAATTCATCTCTCATATGAAGAGTATTGGAGCCAGCGACTCCGCTCCGGTCTGCGGACCAAACCTGAGCTGCATTAGCAGGCGAAGTAGTTGGAGCTGTTCCTTCACCAAGCGCAAGGACTTTGGCTGCGGAGGTTCCAAAGGTTGATGTGTTAAAACCAGCATTACCATTCTTAGCAATTCGCATAACCTCAGCCAAAGTACCAGCATTTGATGTCCAGAACTGTATATTTCCTGAATTCGTCTCTCCATCATTTGCCCCAAATATTGCCGCATTTCGCTTTTCTGTGGCACCAAGCGCATAATTTGCGAAAGCGTACGCACCAAGATACCCGGTAACATTCGCCTGGTTTAATGCTACCCCTATTTCAGAAAGAGTAGATCCTGATTTTAAAGTGAGATAAGTTCCGCCAGAAGCGCCATTAGCATCAAATACTGGATCAGTCGTCCCGATTCCGACGTTGCCACCAGTAGATTGCAGCACCACATTACTTGTTGTCTTAGTTGCACTACTAGTCCCTTCAATCGTAATATCTCCGTTATCAGCAGATGATCCGTAGACAATAGGAACGGTAATAGATGTACCAATGACCGGAGCTGAAGACCAAACAGGATCAGCACCAGTTTGCCCAACCACAACCTCGCCAGTTGCACCTACAGCCATAGGAGTAACTGCATTTGTCCCAGATCCCAACATGATCCCATGGTCGGTGATGGTAGTAATCCCAGTCCCGCCATTTGCTACAGGCAATGTTCCACTTACTCCACTTGTTATATATACTTTTTGTAATATCCATCTTTTGTCTCCAGGGTGAGTATCAGGAGCAAGAATATCAGGGGAGCTTTCTGCCGCCGCTGAATTATCATCTAGTATATATTGGTATGATACATTACCAACAAGGACAAAAGCTGCATCACCATCAAGTAATACAACCCCATCAACAGCATCAAGTGCTCCTGTGCCACCACCAGTCAATGCTGTTTTGTGATAAATTGTTTTAGCCATAATCCCTCCAAACTCTCATGCAACCTAATAAAAATACCGTAAGTTATGTCAACCCCTCAATACTTATATCACATTGAGCTATATTTATTCCAGACAATAAGTTCATAGAAAAATCTTTATAAAATCCATATATTATTGTTGAATTATATGTTTCACTGAGAACCCATAATAGAGGAGTTGCTCTATACAATGCTAACAATCTCAAAACTTCGACATTATAATACATAGAAACAGTAAACGAACTATCTGTTTTTTTAGCGAATGACCTTTCTGTTACTGAATAATTTCCAAAGGTATCGACCGATTTTATTGAATAATCAGTTATCCCTATATTTGGAGAGTATTGTGTTATTCCTAATACTTTGTGCATCCCGACAAGGACCATCCCACATTTTGCTGTACTACCAGATTTTGATATTATGATAGTCAATGTACTATTAACGTACGGTGGCAAATCAAATTTTATCGGTATCCTATGATCTAAATTCTCGTAATCACCACCTTGCCATAGAACACCAACATCCCATTCTACGCCATCTTCCCATTGGGCAAGGTATGTGCTACCCATGGTTATTGTTTCGTTATAAACCTCTCCGTCAACAGGATCAGTCATCGTAATATTGATCCATTCCGCATCAACATTAAGAAACGCGATACTTGATATTTTACCAGGAGTTAACACAACTTCGATGGAATTAGAATTTTCTGTTTGGCTCTCTATTTTAGAATCAAACATTTTCCATCTATTTGTAGAACTTATTTCAAGCCATTTCGGGACTGTGTTCAATACATCTATTTCTGGAGAATCACCACCAGTTACATCAACTAATGCTTGATATATTTTATGAGTTGTACCGATAACAATACAATAATCATCAGCAGAAAATGCCGTTCCTACACTCCATTCATCATAATCAGCTTCAGCAACATTAGAAGAAGAAAATAATGAATCGTTTATTATTTTAGGTATGAGTATTTTCATAATAACCTTATATCAACCGTGGCTATGTTAACCCTTCAATCTCGATAGAACATTCGCTATGATTTGGGTATGGCATAACAATGGAGAAATCCTTGTAATACCCATATACGAATGTTGAGGAATACAGTTCACTTGCAATCCACACTAAGGGAGTGGCGCGATAAGTTGTCAAGAAATCATATATAGAATCTATTTCAGTATTATTAATGAACAAATCACAAGACAATTTACGAGAATAGGCTCTTTCTAATATTGAATAATTACCAAAATCATCCACTTGCTTGGTTGAATAATCATTTATGCTGGCTATAATCCCAGGTTTTGTGATCCCCAATGACGTTTTTGACCCAATAACAATTTCTCCCACCTTGGCCGTCCCCCCGGTATATGCAATAACAATATCCAGTGTAGCCCCGACAATATCTGATGGGAAATTTGTTCTGATAACATCAGATGTGATTAAAAAATCCTCAAAGAAATAAGTCCACCAATCATACACAATTTCAGTATTGTTCAATGATATCGTCTCGCTATACACTACGACCGCATCTTTAGTTATAGTCAATGCAACACTTAATGCTGATAAGTTCATTAATGCAATACTATCGTCGTCGGCAGATAAAGTGATACTATACGTTATAGATGTTGCTCTTGACGCTTGCGATCCTATCTTCCCATCAAAAGCTTTCCATCGATTAGTAGCACTAACCTCTAACCACTTAGGAGACGCTGAAAGCACATCAACGTTAGGAGCAGATCCACCCGTTACATTTTCTAACGCTTCATATATCTTATGTATATTAGGTGTTGATATTTGTACCTGATCCCCGTCTAGATACGCAGCACCAACATTCCATCCATACGATATTGTCCAATCCGCATGCGTTCCCGACCCTCCAATAACCGTAATTTGGATAGTAAGTGTTGTCCCTGTATATGATGTTATTTTCCCGTACATATAATTACTAGGATCGGCGTCGCTATAAGCTCCAATCCATTCACCGGCAAGAAACGATAGCCCTGCTTGTGTTGTGAAGATTTTTTCTGCTTCATCTGCGATCAATAGCGATGTGGTACTTGTGCCAATATCATCAACATCTGGTATATTGGATGATATTAAATTTGTGTCAGTAATTAATGTAGGTTTTATCGCATCCACTAAACAACAGTCCTCGTATCAAGAATTGTTCTCACTCCATCATTACCTGTTTCACTAATTACTATTCCAAGATTATCAATCTTGTCTAATACCTTTGCCATCTTTGCTGTGTTTTTTACATTAGCATAATTGGCAACCTTCATTTCTTCTCTGAGTTTCCTGACCTCTTCTATCAATATAATATTATCTCCGCCTTTAACTGTAGCCGGATAATTGGCACGAGGAGAAATTATCAATTCAGTTCCATGCAAAGTTGCGTCATATCCACTATCTGGGCCAGATGATATTCCTCCATAGGCATAAGATCCTGATGTCTTAAATAGTTCCGGGTGATCTTTTATGAATGCTTCTGCACCAACTGGATCAGTCAGTGTCGTTCCTTGCGAAAGCTTTTCTTTTATGGCCGTTGCGTAAGCTTCGTTAGACCCCCAATAAGAAACATTGGCACTATAATACACAGAATTAGGAGAAATATAGTTTGATTTCGCCCCAGCAAGAGCGGCAGTTGCAACTGCCAAATTATTGATAGCTTCGCCAACGGAAATAACACCAGTTTGTATTCCCAACAAAGCGTTCATTTGAGAATCCATAGCCGCAAGTTCAGAGTTATGGATAATTTTTGCTGTATCGATTTGTTGTTGTAATATCGATACGGTTGTTTCTTCTATTGTTAGCTGTCCGCTGGTTAAATCTGTTAATTCAGAAATTGATTTATATGTTTTCCAGAAATCACGTTTATAATCTTCTTGTGTCGCATACATATCTGTAGATGCTGAAGTCAAGGTATCAAGAATAGCATCGATATTTTTTACTCCTGAAAAATTACCACCTCTAGCTTGATTAATAATTGCCGCAATAGCTATTTTGGCCGAAGAATACTGTATTTTTGCAGACTCCGCATCTTCTAGCCTCATTTTTTCTTTAGCGCTTGTTAAGTTATTAATTACACTAGTAAAATCAGATACAATAGTTTTCGCTGTATCTAAATTTGCGTTCATGGTTTCTAATTGGGAATTGTATATATCTGTTAACCGTGCTTTCTCAGCCTCAAAAGAAGCTTTTAGTATCGACTGCGCTTCCGTTAAGTTAGATTCCATCAAAGAAATCCAAGAAGATTCTATAGCTGATTGGGCGGTAGACATTTTTTCAGCCGCTGTCGTAGCGGAATCTGCCAATTCCTTAGCTGCCGTTGCCGCCGCTTCAGTAGCCGTTTTCTCATCAGTAAGGTCATAGATTCGTTGCTGCAACGGCCTTAACGATTCGTCAAGAGCAGCCAACTCGATAGCTCTTTGCGCAGCCAATGCACCAGTTGCATTCCCCTCAAGTTCCATGATCTCAATTTCCATATCTTTTCTGCTATTAGATATTTCTTCAAGATATGCATAATAAGTATCTGCCGATTCCGATAACGACATGAGAGTAACGTATGCTTTCTGCCCAGATGCTGTTGTTAAATCAAGACTATTGACTAAGCTTCTGTATCCTTCCCTGGCGTTGGGTATGGACATATTAAGATTATCCATCGCCTCGGAAAGATTATTCTGTAAATAAGCTTGCTTTTCGGTATCAGTATAGAATTTATCAAAATAAGTTTCAGCGGCTGTTCTTAGAGTATCTAGATCACCGGCTAGAGATATTAAAGATTCGGAAAAGGCTATGGTTTGTGCTGTAGTTCCTGCATATACTTGTCCTGTCATTCCCAGCGTATCAAGGATTACTTCCTTATCCATAACCAGACGAGTCGCCGTTTCGTAAAGACCTTCGCCTAATTGCTGATATTGAGTAATTATCCCCCCGAAAAGAGTTGTTGCCGCGTCATCAGCCAGTTTTGAAAATGCCTCATTGACGGCTGTGGTGACTTCTTCGCTCGTCATGCCCAAGATATTGATAGCAAGATTACCAAAGGTATAGGACAAAACATCGTTCATATCCGCACCTAGATTCTCACCTAAGTATTTGATGTTCTTGCTTATACTCGCATATGTAAGTTTGACCATGGATGATATTTGGTCATTTACAGCGGAGTTCACGCCGGTTATTGATGTGCTGTCCTTACCAAACCACCCGCCACTGGTATTTGTGACTGCGTTTGTCCACTGATAAGGGTTGACGGACATCCCGTTATTCCCTGTAATTTCTCCGATTGATCCAGCGTTAACGCCGAGACCGTAGCCGGATATATGGGATTCTGAGGAACCTCCGAAAAGCGCATTGGCAATATCTATAATGGGCCGGTTCAAGAAGTTCCCTATACTTGATATGATTCCCAGGTCTTGCATGATGTAACTTGATAAACTTTTTTCAACCGAGCTAACAGAATTCCCCATCTCGCCCATGTCCGCCGCGCTGATTCCTCCCGTCCTAACGATTGATGTCACCAGCCCCGTAATATTCTGGTTCAGATTCCGCATCTCGTCATATATTCCAGACAATTCTGTGTACTGCATATCATAGGTATCTTGCATTAATTCCCATGATTTACTAATTGATTCAGACCCCGTACCGTTAGCTGCACCAAGGACGGTAGACGTGGGCAATGATGCTGATGCACTAGATGAAGATGAACTGCCTCCGCCAAAAGCCATCCCAACTGCTCCAAGTACACCAGCAACTAAAGCAGTCATAGCAGCAATACGCGCCCACGCAGAATAAGGCTCTCCCTCTCCCTGCGTAAGAATAGCTTCAGCAGCGGTTAGTTCAAGGCTGGCTGCCTTCTTGGCCATAGCTACAGAATATGCGGCATTTGCAGCCATCATGTTAGAAAGAAGGGCTACATTTTTTGCCGCCTCCATAGCCATTTCTGCAATTTGAATACCCTTCTTCAAATCAGCCAATCTTTTATATTCAGATGAATCTTTATCATACATGGTCATGGTAGCGTCAAGAACTTTGCCCGTACCCTTAATTACATCATTCTGCTCCTTGTGTTTAATATCCCAGACTTCTCCAATAAGTTTTATCTGTTCTTGATATGCTTTAGCCGTTGCAGCCCCGACTTCCACCAATGCACTAATTTCTAGTTGGCGAGTCTTTTCTATTAATTCCATCTTTTTGTTATAATAAGTGTCAGCATATTGAGGAAGATTATTGTATTGAGCAGCACCACGTTGGAGATCCTTTACCTCTTCCTCTAGTTTCCGTTGATCCGATATAAGTTTAATCTTTTTCTCTTGTGCGTCTAGTTCTGCTTTAGATATTCCTAATGACTCTGATCCAATTTCTCTCACTACATCTATTATTTTTTGCATTGCTGCAACTCTACCATTGATACGATTTATTGCGCGTTGGTGATCTGTTAAAGCAAGATCTTCATTGTCTGCCGCAATCTTATTGTATGCTTCGAGAGCCTTTACCCTTGTTTCTGTTTCAATCTCTAATTTCCTAGTTTCATCATCCATATATCTCTTCAAATCTTTTTCGCTTGTTCTAACACTTGCTACAGTATTTTCATCTCTCAATTCGTTTCTTTTAAGGTTGAGGTCACTTTCAAGTTTTTTCTTTTCTGCTGATATAAATGCTGCCGAAGATAAATTTTTCTTATCATCTGCCGATCTCGATGATTCTCGTAATTTTATTAATTCCATTTCCTTGATTGCATATTTTTCAATAAATTCTTCCTTCAGTTGCTGAGTCCTTTGAAACTTAACTACCTCGCTTACTCCCTGTGCTGTTAAAATTCTATCTAAGGTTTTAATTTCATCCTGTAGGCCTCTATAATAATCTTTGGCTAAATCTTTTTTGGTATCGTACAATGATTTCGCTGCTGCAACGGCAGCCTTTTGGTCGTCAATTTGAGGCTTTGGATTAAATTTCTGATTCGCCGCTTCTCCATCACGAGCAAGTTTTGCTGCTGCTAATCCAGTTTTTGATATTGACTGTTCAAGATTATTGTACCTGATGGCTAATTTTTCTAATTCCTTGTCACCTTCTTTGTAACGAGCATTAAGTTCTTCGTTTCTCTTAATCCATCTATCAACACCCTCGATACTGTTTTTATTCCCAAGCATTGCTCCGGGCGTAAACAGCCCAACCATTACTTGAGTCATGGAGCCACCTAACTTATCAAGTAGCATCCCCAATCTTAATACTTCCGCCTTGATGGTGTACATGGTTAGCAAAAAATTACCCATCCATTTTGACATTCCATCAATCAAAGAATCTTTATTTTCGTTTAAGTATTTATCAAGGTCTTTGGCACTTAATATTATCTCTCCATAAGTTGCCAACATCCCCCCGCGCAGTATTTGAGTAACAGTAGTCTCAAGGGTTGACTTAACCGCTTGCCATTGATCTTCTAGGAGGGCAGTAGCGGGGCCGAACCCCTCAAGCAATTTCCCGACATTCTCCATCACCGTGCCCTGTTGCCTCCATATTTCAAGATTCTCTTTACTGAATCCCGGAAGTGCTTTAAGTGTTTGGAGCATCATAGACGATTGTTCATTTTGTCCTGTCATCACGGATCGTATTTCTGTGTTAATCTGCCGCATGATCTCCTGCCCCTTTGTCATCAAGGGCAATGCGTTGGATATTCTAGTGAATCCTTCAATTTGAGCAGCATTATTAGCTTGTAGGAACACTCCAGAACGAGCAAAGGCATTAGCTAAAGCAGTTGTTTCTTGTCCTGATAATAAGGTACGTGCTGCTATTTTTTCTAAAATAGGGACCATCGCAGTAGAATAACTTAATGCTTCTTTCCATTGATCAGACAATGATTGCCCTTCTTTCGCTTGGGAAAAAGTAACAACCATTGCCGCAAGAGACGCAACTGATTGATTATAATCTTCTACAGCCTTGAACCCTTTAGTAAATGGTGCTGATAAATAATCGGCAGCGGTGCTAATAACATACATAGTAGCGTAAAATCTCAATACCGCACGTTGCATTGCCGCTAAAGAATAATCGTGATTACCTACCATCTCCCTGTTAAGCGTTTTTAATTGTTCATTCTTGGCGCGTTCGATCCTAATCCAATCCTCGGAACTCTTACCAACTATTGCTTGTTGAGCGGTTGCGGCTCTTTTAACATCATCTATTTGAGCATTAATAGATGCAGCAGATTTCATCCCTAAAGTATTATAATGAGCGTTGGTGGTGGCGTACTGATCGCTATTTAATGATTTTAATTTTGAATTTAGATTAGCATATGCACGTTCTATTTCAAGCGTTGTTGCTTTTGCATTACCTACAATTTTTTGGCAAGCATTTTCGTATCCTTTCCGCATTTCATCATAATAAGTATCGCATTTACCACTAAGCTTTTTCCAGTTTGCATCAATACTCCCTGTGGACTCTTTGGAACCTGCAAGAATTTTCTTTTCTGCATTTGTATAGGCAGACGGATCTAAATCAAGACTTATAACCATCTCACCAACTGGTTTTTTTGCCATTACTTCACCGCCCTTGGGCCTCCGCCCGATTCACAAATAGCAATAACTTCACTCATTGATCCTCTCATGGCTGGACGAAAGAATGACTTTTTACCGCCCTTCCATCCTCCATTTCCATATTCAAGTTGTAAAGCCCACCAAGTATCATAATTACCGGCCATTACCCAAATATTTTTCACGGTTGGATCTTTTGATCGTACAGTACGAATACTATTAACCATTTCCTTGTGATATCGCGCTGTATATGATGCTGTATTCCCTTTGCTGTATGGGCCATGCTCTTTCCATCGTTCACCAGCAAGAGATCCAGTTTTCCCTCCTGCTGATGCAATGCTTGCCTTCAGCTTTACTCTTGCAGAATTACGGATAACATCAGCGGCAGATTCAACTCGATTAAGTGCATCATGGAAAAACTCAGTATCCCATTTTGACATATCAAGATTGAATTTAACAGACATCGCTACCCCTCGTTATCCCTCTTTTTCTGCTGGCTTTCGTGCCATGCCCTTGATATCTTATGGAACGTGTCCCATTCATCATTAATTTTAACCGGAAACTTTCCAATCGCGTTCCAAAGAGCTACATGATCAAGATCAATCTCTACATCTTTTTCTCCGTCCCATCTAGTTTGGCATTGGCTACGGCACATAAGAAATATTTTAGCCGCTGGTTCATTTTCTGGTAGTAAGGCAACTATTTTCCTTTCATCGGTACATGTATCGCATGGTGCTTCTTGCGGAGGATTACGTAAACCAAACATCGTTTTGCATCTAGTGGGACAGTAAGGGGGGTTTTCACCCCCGTACAAAATTATATAACTGGCCCACTCTGCAAGTTTTTTGATTCAGTTTCCTTTACTCCAGAGCTTGCAAGTAACTGTTGGCATCGGGCAAAGAACCTGTCAAACACCGGGACTTTCATGAGAGACAATTTATTTTCACGAGTGCATGTGATCTCCTTCCCGGTCTTGGCATCTTTAAACCCTTCAATCCCGGTGATGGCAAAATCAAAGGCATCATCGCGTTCCGTTTTAGCATCTTCGGTAGATAATTCTGTGTAGTAAGAGATCCTCTCCATCTGCCGTGTCTTGGGATTCATAACATGCTCTGTCTGACGTTTACGACTTGCGATACGTTCCTCGAAGAACGGCGTCATTGACCTGATCTGCACCTTAGCATCTGATACTGGATCATCAAATACCGGCTCTCCTGTTAATGGATCAATCTTAGAATTCTGGAACGGGAACCACTCACCTGCGGTGGTATCTAGGGAAAAAAGCATGATTCACCTGTCTTTCTAGCCTACTCAAAGGCTGGCTAAATCGGTGGGCTGCATAATACAACCCACCTACAGTTACGATTATTACATTACAACCAACTAACAAAATAAATTTGTAAGTTAGCTATTACGTCCCCGTGCCGACCTGCTCCATCGCCTGACTCGATACCTGTCCAGAGAATGAGATAGTACCGAAGTTATTGCGAGGAAGTGTAATAGCATTAGCCTTTGTTACGATGATGTACCCTCCTGACGCAACTCTCCAGAAAGTAGAGGTATTTGCGTAGAGGTACAAATTCGTCAAATGATTTCCGGCCTGGCAAAGAGTATTCAGAACAATCTGTCCACCAGTATCGGCAGGATCGTAGTTTCCATTAAACTCGATAGTCCCCGCCTCACCCAATTCAGCTACTTCATAAACCTTCGTTCCCGTGTCGCCAAATGCCGTGGGAGCCGCCGTTACCGGAAGGCTGAATCCAGACATTGACCATGACACCATATTTGCTACAACTACACTCCCATACATGACCTTACCGTTGACACCAGAAATTTTCCCCATTTTATCGTCCTCCTTAAAGTGTTTTGGGACAATAAAAAATGCCCCGGAAATTGAATTATTATCAATTTCAGCGGGGCATTTGCGCGGCTGACTTCCAGATTATGCGTCTTTCGAGGGATAATCTGAGTATTTTGGTATTATATTACTTCTTTTCTAAATATTCTTCAAGCAATTTTGCAAACATTTTTACACAACGAAGAAATATTTGCAATAATTGTTTTGCGTCATCACTTAACATTTTACCTTACACCTTCATCTGGAGCCGCTGAAGTCATAAACGCTTTTAACTGTTCTAATCTTTCTTTGGCATCTGGAGATAATCCGAGTGCTGTTGAGTCTAATTTCCATTTGGCGCTGAATCGGTCGTGGAGCATTTTATAGTTGTTGATGAATAGCTGATCTGGGTGCCATTGGAATGATCTCATACAATAGTGGTCGCATGGCGCATCAATAACCCATGCCGTACCCCCCATCTCCCAGGCTTGCAACACAACCATTGTTCCGTAGAGATCAAAGCCTGTGAGCGATTCGTCAAATCGGAATCCTGATTTTAGATTGATGATAATAACAGCCTCATCGAAACAACACACCGGATGTGGAAATGTATGAATATCTGAGGTGTCAAAGTAATCCGGGATACGATGATCATGAAACTTCCCGCAAATTAAACCACTAGCGTCTTTGCCAATAACGCCCGCGCAAATCCAATTCTCTGGGAGTAATTTAATTTGTTCCTTAACTTGGTTAGTCCATCCATTTAAAAAGTGCATGTCTTGATGCACTAATATAGCTACATCTGCACCACTTCTTTCGATGGTGTCAAGGAGTCTGTTTAATCCCTTGGTAGCTGATTCAGGGTTAAGGATGGTATGACATGGGATAGATGGATCAATATGGGATCGTTTTAGTACCATATCAAGGCGCATGAGGTCGTTTACTAGGCACCCAAAGGCTATGCCGCCGTCCATTAATTTCCATCTTCCCGGTTCGTAGTAATTGAATAAGCAAAATAAATCAGGATCATAGCGGATAGGATAACATTGTTTTAAGTTTTCCGCTAATATCCCGTCAGCAATAGCAGGATTGTCTTCATCTAATCGGATGGTTTTTAGGACTGATCCTTTCATGAATATCTGTTCTCCGCCTACGCATCCTACTCTCATGTTTTCTTCACATGCTATTAGAGTGGTGGGAGGATATTTCTTATCTTCCGGTGCATCCTTGGGGATCTTGTAACCGCGTTTCATTGAGATAACAACAACAGGATCATCCATGTTCTTAATAGCATCAAATGCTTCCGGTTCGTACATATCATCATCGGAAACGGATACATAGTAATCGTCGTCATTGATTGGGTAATTGCGAATGAAATCATTGAGCAAGATAGATTGATTAAATTTATTATCCATTCTACAATCAACATATGGTTGTATCCATCTTCCGTTATTGTGATCGTATGCTTCTTTTTCGTTAGAATAAGCAAGTGGATGCAAAATAATATTCATAGGATCATAAGCATCAACCAATTTATCCCATAAATGATGTCTCGAAAACGGCATCATTAAATGAATATTACGTTTCTTTCCTGAACAATTTGTATCAATTTCATCAATCAGCCTAAAATCTCGTTCACACATTCTGACATCTGCTCTACCTTTGGCTATCTTCTCTTTCCACTCCTCCATGCTGCGTGTATAGTAATGATTGATCCACATGGTGCGATAGGTTGGGGTGGAAAATGGACCATCAATGGGAATACGATCAACATTTACACACGATCCTTTAGTATATGCAAATTCATGAGGATTACCAGAACTACCAATTGTACGAGATGGATCAACAATGCTTTTGATATGTCGTTCGTATGGATGCCCCTTAGTGTACTTTGTAAACTTTGACTGCTGTGGCTCTGGAGTTCTCTCTTTTAATCCAGAAGAACCAAACACCCTCCATGTAATACCTAACGCAGGGAATTCTGAATATGCTTCAAGAGTTTTCTTGATGTCACCATTTTCGCAAATAATAAATTCATCTTCGTCAATAAAGGCAAGACGATCGCAATGTGGGAATGCGCCATTTTTTATATCATCAAGACATAAATCGTAGGCTTCCATTTGCTTTGCTTGACCAATCATTTCAAAAACATAGATCCCGGAAGTGTCCAATCCCAATTCATTGAAAATTGTATTAGATATTGAGTTCTCGCTTTCATTATCGTATATGAAGAAATAATCAACCCCGATTGAACGATGATGATTTATCCATTCAACCAAGTAAGGTTCATAAACATCCTTCATTATTGCACAAATACCAACCTCCATTATTTGATTCCTTTCTTGTGGACAATACCAATCCCATGAGTTTTGCAGTTTGACAAATCATCGAGAAACTCCACCATCACATTGTCTTTATTCCCTTTTAATGTTTCCCAAAATTGCCCAACATCAGGCCATCCCGGATCTTGCAGATCATGGAATCCGCATATTTTAGCGTGCTGCCCAAGGTTCTGCCAATCACGTTGTGGCCAAGGCTGGACATGATCTCCGTCGATAAATACATAGTCGAATTTTTCACCCTTCATTTCTTCCGAAGTGAGAGATTTGAGATTAATCCACAGCTCCTTGTCGATGAGTTCTTTAATTGATGCATTGATGTAATCGGTAGGATCAACACCATAACATTTAATCTCTGGATTAAAGCGCCGGAGATATTCGGAACTAAACAGAAAATTACCTCCGTGATAAACACCGATCTCGCAATAGGTATTGATTTTGAACTGGCTGAGATAGATGAGCGCTTTGGCAATCTGATCCGGAGTTTGGGCAATACCTACATTGTCAGGATTTATGAACTGTACCTCCGGGCCGATTGTACGAGGACCCCATGCTACTATTCCAAAAGTGCGAACAATGTTTGCTACCAATTCTGGGTTTCTGAGCCTTTCAGCATCAAGTGATCGGAGAATCCTTTGTGCTACAATAAAGTTTTTTTTCATTATATCATCCTTTCTTTTTCAGTTGTATCCCACATTTCCATCGCTTCGTAAGCCTCGTCTGGTGTCCGTCGGCCTGAGGATATAAATAATCTATCTTCCTCCCCCAGTGTCTGCGGAGCCTCCAGCCATCTGAATGCTATCCATTCCTGTCTCGTAATGTCTTGTATCAATTTCTCCATTTTTAATCCTTTCTATATTGCTTGGTAAGTCGCCTCATAATCTATCGCCGTATGGAAAATCATGTTTGTGCCATCTTGCAAAGCCGACACATCTTCTTCCATTGATACTATATTCTGTCTCTGAAATCCAACTAGCAATTTTCCCGTTAATGTTAATACACAATCATCAAATAATGTTATCAGATCCGCTTCCATCGTTAATATCTCCTGCGGCCCCGCTGATTGTTGAGAGTATAGATCAAATTGGATAATAACAGTCTCACCTTTTTTTGCAAAAGCATTATCAGGAACGCCAGATACGCGGGAATAGACAACACGGGGATAGTCGGGAGATGATGCAGTAGCGTAATAACAGCGTCCTTGCACATCGTTATAGATTGCTGAGTCGAGTAAATAGGTATATATGGCGGGACGGAGTATGTTCATTATGCTTCACGTACCTTCAATTCGAGTTCCATATTCCTACCTCCTAAATTTATAGGTAGTGCCGCTATGTTTAAATATTTACCCTTATGAAAAATCCTCCAAGTGGTAAGAATATTTACAGGCCGGTATCCTATACGAATTTTCCCGGTGATGGGTGACTGCACCTGTTGAGCCGCTATTGATTCCTGCCCACTCAAGGGCCAATACGAGCCGTAGCATGAAAATATAGTCTGCCAACCAGTGACACCATTAGCGTCTTTGGTTGGAGCCTGGAACGTAAAATATTTGTTTCTTTCTCCAATACGAGCCATTATAAAAAGTCCATATCGTAAAGTTTCCCAACAAGAGAAATTAAACTACAGTATGTTTTGTCGTAACTTACTTGATTAACACCAACAAAATCATCACCACGGTTCATATAATAATTTACGGATTTGTTCTTTATCGCTTGCTTAGCCTCGTCTGGAATATCCGCAGCGAGTCCATAACCGCAAATAAATCGTATAGTTATTGGATTAGACGGGAAAAGTTCTCCATTAGGCCAAGATTCCTGATACGGTAATACTATATATCCGCATTCCGTACCATTTAATTCAACAAGGTAGTCGGTATTTTCCACCAAAGTAGTTTCCGTCCCTGTGGTGTCTTTCCACTTAACGGATGTCACCGCAGCCAAATTTCCATATGGAATTTTAATTCTATCCGGCTCGTAATCTCTACTGTCAGGCCACCTTGAAGGAAAATAGTCTAATGTTTGTGTGATTAATTTTCTACAAGTATCTTTTTCAACGTCTTTTGTGGCAGTTTTTATGAATCCAAGAAGCATAGAATCTTCGGTAGACACAGGTTCCCACACCATGCAAGTTGATCCAAATTCACATGCCGCAACAAGTACTTTAGCTATCACACGAATATATTGTTTTGTTCCTGTATATTGCTTTTTTTGAATGACTGTATCATTTGCCTCTGTGACTTGCGTAAACGCCCCTGTAGACCAATCAGTAAATGGGCCGGTAGACACATCGGCTTCTTGTATTTTTGCGTCCACAGTGCCGCTGGTGCCGTTATTGACCGGATTTAGATAGACTACGGAATTGTGCCCAAGAACATCAATAGCGGAACCGATTACCATATATCCAGATAAGTAGGTTGATGAGAATGTTGGATTAGCCGCACCTTGATCAGCAAGTTTATCAGCGGTTCCGGTTACGCCTACAATTTCTCCAAGAGTAAAGGCACCTGAACGTGATTTGACTATATATGTTTTAGTGGTAATAACTGTTACAACTATACAGGTTTTTGATGATGTCTGGCCTGTGATAATATCCCCAACCGCCCATGTGGTTGCAGGGGCTACATCAAGAGTCATTAACTCGTAATCAATAGGATAGCTACCGGAAGGGATTACATTACTCAGGGTAGAGTTTTCGGATATTGTACCAGAATCATTATTGAGCTGTAATTTCAACTCATTTAATGAAACAGGCTCGACTGCGGGCGGTGTGACAATCTTTATTTTCATTGATTATCCTTTGCTTTGACATATAATATTATTTTAACATTTTGTCAAATACTTTTGTTAATTACAGTTTAGCGTTGGCTTATCCGCATCTTCGTCTGGTGATTTTTGATTCCGTTTGCTAGATGTTCCCCAATAAAACCCCACGAGAATAGTCACAATCCCCAAAAAGTATGGGACAATGGTTTTTGCGTGTTCATTACCTTCCGGAGTGATTGGAAAGAATATAACCGCACCCAGAAAAAGGAAAATTAAGCAAATGATCAACATGGCAAATTTCATACCTACCGACATTTCTTCTTTTTCTTTCATAGCCACTCCTCACGGTGCCGTTAAAATTTCCGGTTCTTCTTCTGGACAAGCAGCAAATCCGGCAAACATCATCACTCCGGCGTACCAATATCCAGAACGTATCCAAGACATTCCATCCTCACGGCAAATATCCCGTAAACGCTCATCAGCTAATGATCTGAATGAATCAGGGATCAACCCTAGTCTTATAAGTTGATACAACCCGTCATGAACAAGGCTACCTCTTAATGAATTGAGAGTATCAATTGTAGGGCCACTTGGGCCATTCCATGCATAACTTCTTTTAATTAACAAAAATCCATCTAATGATAATTTTAAATAATATGTTTCTGCTTCATATCCGTAAATGAAAACCTTGCATGAATAATCTTCTTCAAGTTGGTATTTATATCCCTTCTTGTATTTGATGTGGTCACCCTTCATTTTGTGTCCTCATAATAAGCGCAATCTTTGACTGTGTAGAGAGAAGTCCACAAGGCATTACATGATGATAGTAAGATTACCAATATAATCACTATGGTGAATTGTTTCATTTCTTAACCTTACCTTTCTTCCTCTTTTGTCTTTTTTCTTTCTTGGCAGCTTCTTTACGTTTTACCTCACCTGTTTTCATTACTACCATCCCATCTACGGTCTTGTGCTATGTCGTGGTAATCAATTATCTTGTTACTACCGATAGTGAAGCTTGTTAATTCTAGGGCTTTTACCCATGAGTTAATGAAATCGCAATAGCACCGCAAGAACATAGAGAATGGATTAGGCATGAGTTTTGATCTCCTTTAAATATCCGTTCACCTTGTCAACGTACGCCTGATTAACGAAAACACCATCAACCCTTACCGCCGATCCTGCATTGTAAGCCGCAATCCCATAATCAATCCCCTGTTTTTCATATCTCTTGTAGCACCGGGCCAACTTCTTGCAGCCCCAATCAAGGCCCGTAGCAGGATCGAGAAGGCTAGAAAATGCTCCCTGAAATCCGAGTTCCCTAGCCACCTGTCCCATGATTTGGAGAAGGCCAAATGATGTCGCTCTACCTCTTGCTTCATTGTCGTCTTTAATGCCTAATGGTCTTACATAACGCTCGTAGAATCTAGGCTCAAAACGTGTTGCTGTTGGTTCCCCGCTGGATTCTGTGAGAACATGAGCCTCCACAAGATCGGGGTCTAATCTGTACGCCGCCGCCTTAGACTCGATTAATGCTCTTATGCCTGGTTTAACCATTATCTTGCCCCTCTTCTATCCGAACAAAATTAACGCACCATAAAAATAAAGATCCTATAGACTTGGGGCATTCTTTGCATGACCTAGGCTTACAATGCCCATTTGTTATTTTACAGTAATGTGGAACGTATTTTACTAAGCTCATTTACCGTGCCTTTCTTCACAAACTGCTTTTACTGTTAGGATAGCTCCTTCTAATTTCGCCGTACGTCCATTTGCTATCCTTAATTGGTCATATATATTATTAAGACCATTATTAAGCTCTTGTTGTGTTGATTTTATTTCTTCTTTGTGATCTATGACAGATTGCTTAAGGTCATCAGCCAGCTTTCTTGCCGCTTCCTTGGTTTCTATGCTATTTTGCTCGTCGCGTGATTCTAATTTATCCATCCACTTTTTAACCATGATACCTGCGATTCCTACAAGTACCGCATTACCTGCCATATTCCCCCAAATCAACGTTGTTTCCATCCTTCGCCCAACTCCTTCCCATATGTATTGGCGTAACTGTAACTGCTTCTACAACTATAACTATAACTATAACTATGTATCAATATTATATTTATCATCGTAATTATTCTTGCCATCCTCTTAAAGATGCGGTCACGTAACAATTATCATCAAGAGTTTTACACGATACAACAATATCAGACCCAGCAGGAAATTTTATAGGGCATAAGTATTCAACAGCAAAGAATCCAGACGATTGACCAGATTCTCCGTAAGCAGTCATCCACGCATTACGAGTTAACGAAATATCATCCCACGTTGATTTTATGGTGAATCTACCGTATTTAGGAGCTGTAGTTCCACCAATACTCCCGGTAAACTTATTAATATATAATGTTTTCCCAGCGGGAACGGTATATATTAATTGCCTTCCTTTGGTAAACCCTGCTGCTATGCGGGAATAAATAGGAGTATCAGAAGTATTACGAATATCTATATTTCCGGCAGCCTTTAATCCAGAGCCAACGATCAGCGGCCTAACACGATTAATGCGATATATGTCTGTTGCTGTTGTCAAAACGACAGCCGTCCCGTTTAAAGTTACATCTGTAGTTTTTTCTGCGAATAGGGTGTCTAGGTAATATATACGGATTGAATGAATCCCTGTACCAGCACTAAGATCAGCCTTTACGGGATCATCTTCTGCTGACGATGATACGACCTCCATTTGCTGACCGACGGTAGGCCATACATAAGATCCCCCCACGCACCACACATCCTCTTCATTTGCAGAGTCGATGTCATCGTTTATGGCGTATTTGTTAAATGCAGTATGATTAGGTATATTCCCTTCGGCCACATCATATGTATAAGGCATGCAAGAAACTCGTGGCTTATTATCTGCGTTTCTTACACCGTACAGAGCGCCACTTTCATCAACAAATTTTACACCACCAGTTACGGCGGTTCCAGATTTGATTTCTACGGGTTGTGTTTCCGTAAGATCGGCTTTTAATTTAAGTTCATTCAGTAATAATGTTTGATTATCAGATGACGCGGGGTTAATTTTAGTATTCCCTGTTGCATTACGCAATCTAGCTAGGACATTGAAGTCCCCGGCTGAAGTAGAAATAGGAGTCAATATTCCCGTATCTTCATCTAAACCATTAATCATTGCCGATGTGTGAATAACCTTAGGACAATATATAAATCCTATTTTTATCTCATTCACTGTATAAAAACTTATCTTTACCCTTGAAAATGCAAGAGGAGCAACATTGTAAGATCGGTATGTGTATTGAGTATTAGATGCTGACTCATCAACCGTGGCGAATATCCCACCATAAGCATTCCCTATTTCAACTTTTACATTGCTGAATGCCCCTGTTTTTGTTCCCATTGTAACAGAAGAAGTAGTAATAGGCCTTTTTAATTGGATGGTAAGTGTTTTGGGTCTTGTTGATCCAGACGCAGTATTAGATGATTGAAGATTATAGAAGAAGTCTGATGCTATTCCGTCAAAGCTTCCAATATCTGAATATGTTAAATCAATATCGTCTGGGCATATTCCATCAAGATCGATAGGAAGGGGATGATCACGATCTATATCATGACCATCATCATCTATCAATTTTGATTGCTCATCGAAAATATGCGTCACTGGCTTAACCTCACCACACAAGTCCCAGATGAATAATTACCTGTCTTTATCCCCGCCCGATATTGTACCCCACGTTCTGGTTCAAATCCGTATTCCTGAGTATTGTCAGTCCAAGTATTTACGTCATGCCATGTGTCACCTATATCGAATGACCTCTGGCAAGTTACTGTACCATCCCACGTACCAGAAATTGAAATATTGAAATAACCATTCATCTCTATGGAATCGGTAAATTGATTCTCAGCGGTTATCGATCTGTCTTTTATCTTTTGTGACATTGCATAACCTTTCTGAAGATAGGTTTAAATACTGGACCAATATCAATATTTTCTGTGGCTGTAGATACGGTTGAAGATTTAACCTGGTATCCACATTTTACTAATAATGACCTAATGCAAGATACTATATTAATATTAAGCATTTAGGTAATATCCACCCGCAACTAGAGGACGCCAAATTGTTGTAATGTTAGCCTCTGTACCAGTACCAGCCGTAGCTCCTATAATGGTGAGTTGCAATTTCTTGGTAGCTGCCGTAACTGCTGGCCCACGATAGGTGTAATAATAATTACCAGTAAGATTAGCCTTTGCCCCAAGAGTGGATGAAAATACAACAACCGGAGATCCATCGTCTGTCTGTACTGAGATGCCAGTAAACCCCGTAACACCGGAAAGATCGTCTGGAATATTGATAATAACTGCATCAATGAATAAGGATTGGGTTGTAGCTGTCATTATGTCATAGGTAGATGCCGCTTGATTGAGAGATATTTGCTTGTAATTAACCGTGGTGTTGTCCAATGCAATCTTTTTGGGGACCCAAGCATAACCATTCCATATCCAATCCCACAGGTAATCGCTTTCGTAGAATTCGGAACCTGTCCGCACCCCCGATGAAGGTTTTGTATCAGTTGATGCACCGATAAACTTGCTTATATTCGCTAAGAGAGTGTATGACATTGTGTCCTCCTAATGTTTGGCTTAATTATTCTCCAATGAACTTCTCGTACAATCCGAAATGTTGATCCTGGAGTTTCTTTTCAGTGTTAAGTTTTTTAAGAACATCTGTTATAATATCAGTTGCTTTTTCACCAATAGTTATTTCTTTAGGGATGTCACCCTCTTGCTTCCACTGTATATTACCACCATCTTGTTTAAATTCCAAACATTTATGTTCATCTTCGGAAAACGATAAATCCTCACGAAGTTTTCTTATAATTTTAAGAGTAGTAAAGTCACCTTCTTTTGGTAAAATGTTAAGAAGTATTAATCTGTCAAATACTGATAGCTCCATAAAAAATCCTTTCTTTGAAAAAGTGGAGGGGAATTTCACCCCTCCGTTATTCTTGTTATATCTACTTTTCAACTGGAGAAGAAGGTTTCCAGCCTGGAACGCTTTTCCCTGACGCTACGTGAACAAACTTCTCACTATCCAGAACATCTTTTTCCGCCTTTTTTACCGGCTTTACATCTTTTATGACTTTCTCTGCCATCGCGTCCTCCTTGCTACCATTACGAATGATAGATATTAACGTACCAAATCTGGCCTGCACTCTGATCGTAGAACAATGGTACCTTGTAGTCATTCCCGGATGCTGCCGTGGCCGACCCACCCATGTCTACGATTGCGTTCACCCTAAAAAGAGAGGTAAGAACATTGGCAGAGATATTGGTACTAAATAAATGCAAAGCGCCGGGATTTTCACCGCCTTCCGCAACATAAGACATTCTCATTCCCATAATACCGATTGCGGACGCCATTGGAGCCCCTGCCGTTGGCACGTAGATTCCGTTATCTTGAGCGCAAATCATGTTGGAACCAACAACCGCAGAAGCACCAATATTAACCCACGAAGACAAGCCAGCGCACTGCCCTGCAATAGTCCCAGTCAATGTCAGTTCACATTCAACAGCACCATAACCATCTCCAAAATTACCTGCCGCTGCACTACCAGCAAATTTAACTATTCTTCCTGAAGCACCAATAGCAGCAATACTTACATCAATACCTTTTGTCGCATTAGTAATTTGAATACCTGTGGTACAGGAACCAATAAAAATACCCGTATCAACCGCAGCAGCCTCAACATACAAGCCGTAAGTCCACACAGCCGCTCCTGAAGCGTTTTTGACAAGGAACCCGCAATCCAATCCAGCCGCGCATGTTCCCGACCCTGTCAATTCGGCAGAGAACCCAGCAACATAACCAGTAGCTGTTAGGGCTGTGCCAATCTCAATAGAGGCGTCGAAGCAAGAGAGAACAGCAGTAGATGCAACAGTCTGCGATCCAACCAATTCAATGTAACCCTGGACTGCCGTATAGACACCAGTTGCAAAGTTCACACCGTCGATAGCCTTCAGTTGGCCTTGAAGAGACCTGATGGTCCCGGCTGATTGAGCAGTAGTTAGGAGAGTTCTGGACTGAATACCCCTGACGCTATCAGCGATATTTGCACCCACATCATCGGTGAATACTCTAAACGCTCCCCAATCATCAGTAGATGGGATGGGGATACCGCTACCGGATACATTCGCCTTGCTTCCAAATGCCTGAGTAATTCCAGCAAAAGTAAGCGTCCCCGCACCGGCGTCGATGATGAATGACTTCGAACCCGTCGCATAAAACTGAAAGTCAATGTCTTGTGATGTCCCGCCAACTTTTACAGCTGTGGTTCCAAGAGTAAATACGTCCCCCGTTGCCGACTGTCCTACTGCATCCTCATAAAATACTAAACTTCCGCTTGACCACCCTGAAGAGATAGATGTAACTGGCATGATAACCTCCAATCCGTACCATAATGGTTAAAGGAGCGGTTCCCCTGTAATGGGTAGGGTAGATTATATTCCAAACCTACCCTACCATATTATGTTACGCAGTCGCCAAAACCGTGTCCGAACCCTGTCCAGGATAACGATAATCTGCAATCGCAAATCCACTAACCGTACCAGTAACACTTGATGTGGTAGTAAATTTACAAGTCAACCAATCATGATCAGAAGCAGAATTCATATCCGCAATATCCACTTCCACAATCAACATGAAGTTGTTGTAGGAACCGTAGGTGAGGGTAAGGGTAGATGCGCTAGTCCACGCTGCAAGAACATCGCATGAAGTGGCCGAACCAGCCGTTGCCGTACCAAGTGCCGCGCCACCGAAGGCATAATTAAATCTCATGGCCGTGGTGCAAGCCGCATCTGAAGTCCCAGAACAAACGGTGAGTGTGGATGATGCACCGGCAAGAGTATTGAGAATAAAGCAGAACGTCACTTTATTCACTAAATCTTTTGCGTAGATTGAATCTGTATAAACGGTGCTGGAAAGATCGATCTCCTTAGCTACCGGGATGATTTTGTATTTCTCGCTAATCATTTTAAATCCTCCTTAAATTGTTTGGGACATTGCTGCCCCTTGAGTTTTTATTGTAAATCCTATTGTCCACTGATCTCGATTGAAATTCGTAATCCCATGGCACTTTCCACACAAACTAATAAGGTTATCAGGAGAAAGATTGCTTTTATCGTAGTCAATATGGTGTACGTTATGCTTGACACCACAATCTTCCTCTTTTATACCACACATCTGGCAAGTGTGATTATCCCGCTCCCGGATAGAATCCTTGTAATGGGGACTCCATCCGACGGGATATCTTTCCTTCGTCTTGCCGCCGAACCACGTTGCATTGTTCTCTCCAATGCTTTGAAAACGAACTTCTTCCTGGGACCAAGTTTTAATATTTGTTTCCCTGATACGCTTTTTCGTTTCCTCGTCATGGTGATATCCAGCTCTGGCATCAACTTTCTTCTGAATGTGTTCAGAAGATTGCTTTGTACCGCTATTCGCTTTGCCGATTTTAGCCTTGGCCTCTTCGGTGTGGTGCTTGCCGAACATTGGGTGGTTTTCTCCCACGGACAAACCTATATGACACTCACGGTTTTTTCTTATTTCTTCTTCCGTGGCGGGCCGCCCCTTATTCCATGCCGTTCGAGGACCGATTATTGCAAGGCGTTTTTGATATGTAGCCCTTACAGATTCGGCCCTTTTAGCAGCGTGTTCAGGAGTTTGTTTTCTTCCCTTTAGCGTCATAATCCTAATCCTATCAGGAACTTGCGAGGATAACGAAGGGGCCTTGCGTCGCCGTCGCACCACCCTTATAAGGCGTAAGAACCTTATTCCGGATAGGTGCACCATCAAACCGATAAATCCATCTGAAGGTCTGCTCATCGTACAGGAAGCGGACATGAATAGAAGCCTGAGCGTCGATCCCGCCCTTAGTAAGCAGGAGGTATTCGTTCAAGTCGGCAAGGATAATGTCACCAGCCGTACCAGGAGCCTGGCACTGTTCAATCGGGATAATGGGCTTGTTGAGCAGCGTCATATAAGGCTGGCCAGCGGCACCATTCGGAGGCAAGAACACCGGAGTCGATGCCGTACCACCCGTGATGGTCATCAACATGATGTGAGGAAGCAAGGCCCGGTTGATGAACCACACAGCGTTGGGATCGCTTGAAGAGAGAAGGCGAGCGTACATACGCACGATATTCTCATACATGATCTTATCCGTGGCGGTACTACGATTCTGACCAGTTTCAACAGCCTGAGTTACCGTACAAGCTGCCGGGATAATACCAGAAAGATGACCGGCCCCAACACCGTTTACAATTTCGTCATCAATCTTGAAACCGAATTCCATCGGAAACCAACGATTGACAACAGCGGCAAGCTGCGAAGAATCCTTCAGAACATCACCCGTTGCGTAGAAGATTCCCATACAATCCTTCAGCTTCCAAGTGCCCTCACGGAATTTCGGCTTGGACGCGGTAACGGTATCTGCCTCTGCCTTCATGTACACCTGGATTCCACCAAAACGGCTGCCAGTAGCGCGAGAGGTTTCGTCAATCAGATTGAGTTCAAGGCTGTTGCTATTGGTAGAGCACGGAACATTAAAGCACCGCTGAGACAACAGCCCCGTTGCTACCGCCCCTCTATCCAACATGCTACCCTTATCAGTCTCAACCAAGAACCCACCCTCGGAAGGAATCAATTCATTGGCACCAGATGCTGCATCAGCACGTACCTGACCCAAACGTGCGATCGCCTCAGCCTTACGAGAATCGGAAAGATCGGGATTAACAGCAGCCACAACATCAACCAACTGCTCACCGATGTTAGAGTACACGGATTTTTTCTTCCCGTCACCACTACCGCCCTCGGGGGCTTTCATTTTTGCAACTGCTGTTTCGATGGACTCAAGCTGCCCCTTCATTGTGGCAAATGCTGCAACATCTTCTGCAATTTTAAGCACCTTCGATTCAAGCAACGGATCAGCATGACCCTTGCTTTCGATCTCCTTCAGGCGCTTGTTATTATCTGCCATAAAATCGTCAAGGGCCTTCCCCTGAGCATCAATCAATTTCTTAATCTCTTCTGACATTGTTATTTACCTCCCGATAGTGTTAATTTGTTAATGTTTGATTTAAGTGCCGCAATAATAGATGGATCAATGGTAATAGGTTCAGGTTGCGGTGGAACAATTACAATTTGTTCTTGTGGTGTATCATCTTCGCCATCAACATTCCGGCATCCCGCGAGAATAGCTTTGGCTTTTTTATTGGAGATTCCACCGTCCCGGAGGAATTTTTCAATTTCACGTTCGGTTAATATTTTCTTATTACCTTCATCTTTAAATTCATCAGGAAGATTGGCGAAAATAGACAAATCAAATTCCGCCTTCGTTCCCTTTTTATCCTCAATGATGTCGTCAATAAACCCCTTTTCTTTCATTATTTTAGCAGACATCCACGTTTCAGCTTTTAGCATTTCACGGATTTCTCGCTTACCAACATTGGTGTTGTCGGCGTACATATCAACCATGCTTTCAGAAACTTGAGCTAAAATATCGGCAGTTTCCCTAAGTTCAAATTGATTTCCCCACATTCCAGTCATTGGTTCGTGAATCATCCCCATAGCATTTTTATATGCTACCTTTCTATGACCGGCAACAGCAATGTATGAAGCTGCCGAAGCCGCGAGAGATTCAACACAAGTAGTTGGTTTGGACTTGTGTCTTTTGATTGCATTATGAATAGCGTGGGCATCCCATACGTCCCCTCCTGGAGAGTTGATGCGAATGGTAATTTTGGAATGTGTCATTGACGCAAGGTTCTTGACGAAATCCTCTGCTGAATTATACGGCCATCCAACATATGACATGATGTATATCTCTGCCTCATCTTCAGAAACAGCATTTATTTTGTACCATTCAGGCTGATCGAGAGTTTTATTGTAAAATGATGCTATGAATTTAGCATTTTTTTCATTACGATATTGCAGTTTCATTCTTCATCCTCCTTGTCGGGAGATTTATTATCTGCCGGTTTAACTTTATCCGATTCCTTAATGGTGCTAGTGCGTGTTCTGTACTCATCTCCGCCCTTATACGGAGGCATTTCCATCTTCCTTCTTGCCTCGTTAGGATTGATGATCTCTGTGTTAACTCCAATCTGGAATCCTTCCATGCGAGTCTTGAAATCACCCCTTAACAAAGCATCCACATTGAATTTAACAAAATATTCCTTTTGCTCTTTGGCTGTCATCAAATCTGATTGGATAGTTTTCTCATAATTTCTGCAATCCGGAGCAACACCAGTGGTTGTGTAATTTATCATAAATTGCTCTGCTGAGGCGTATGTAGGTGTTTTATCTCCGGACTGAATAAGCATCAAAGGAACTCGGAAAAGTCCGCAAATCTGAGCCTCGTTCATCTTCATAAGCTCTAAGTATTGAGCGTCTACTAATTTTATTGTGGGGAATTCTATACTAGAATCACCATCAAGCAACATTAATTCTTGGGAATTGTTTAGCCCTCCATATTTAATCTTATACGCTTGCCATTTATTAGCGTGCGTTACAGGATCAAGGTATTCTTTTTGTTTAATAATAGCTCCGGGATGCATTCCCTTCCCGAAGTAATTTGATAAGAATCTTGTGCTCGATGTTCCCACACCTACTGTTTCCCTTGCATATTCAATTGGGTTCACACCAGATATGCCATCAAATGTTAACAATCCACGGATATGCATAATTTCTTCTTGCGGCACTTCCTTAACAACTTCATTATTAAAATTAACGTGATAGGTTAATGAATAGTCTTTGTTTTGAACAATTTTTTGTACTTTATCTGTGATAGGTATGAGTTCTAGTACGGGCCTTCCGGGAAGACCAATTTTGTAAGCAATGAAATTACCTCTCATGCAAACAAAGGCTTCAACCATCGACCAAAATATAGGAGACTGCATCCACGAATTAGGGCGATCATTTAGTAGTTTGTAGAGGTAAAAATCAGTCGCTTCCTCAAAGTTATCGCCACCAAGATTCTTAA